CTGTTATATCACTACCTGGTATAAATGATGCAAAAGGAACTTTTGTTCTTCCTGTACCTATATAATAATATGATATTAATGCTTCATCATAAGGAGTATCATAAATTTCACAACCTTCTTCTAAATTTATAGTTGTATCTGTAGTATCAGATTCAGTATCAGCTACACTTCTTATTGTTAACGTATTTGAAAAAGGTTCACCAAACAATGCACCGTCGTCTTGAAATTTAATGTCTGTATAACCTGTTATTGTGATTAAATCTATACCGTATGATGGTGTTCCACTAAATTCATTTGTTAAATATGAGTCGCCATAATTAACACTAGAAATAAAGTAATCGCTTTGATTCTGTATGAATGTTACAATATCCAATAACTCGCCCGGACAATCTCCTGTGGTATCTGCTGCAAATGAAATTGAACTGACAGTTAATGTTCTATTATTTTCAAGATAATCACCTTCAATTGTAACAGAGCCGACGGAACAATTTATTGCCGATTGTCCACCTGTATTTATAACTGTACCTAATGAATTATCACCATTACATTCTTCACATTCAGGATAATTAATTAAATAAAGTCTTCTTTGTCCATTTTCTTGTGCTTTAAATGCCGCACGTTTTATGGTTCTAGCTAATCTTCGTATTGGTCTAAAATCTGCACCATCTCCAATAGTAAATAGTAATCTTACTAACTGATTTAAAAATGTTAATGTTACTAAATTTATTAAATGTTCAGCAAATAAAAGAACATCAGATATTAACAATGTAAATGTAAAATTTTTTGTTCCAAAATTTACTGGTGGTGTTAAGTTATCCGCACAATCTTCCTCTTCACTTGGCACCAATTCTTTTAAACCTAAATATTTATTTTTTCCAAATATACCATTATTAATATATGAAGACTGTAAAGATGATACGGTATAAACTTTATTATAATTAAATCTATAAAAATAATCTCTTGGGTAAAACTGACCTCCTTCGTTGTATAAAATACCATAATCACTATTCATACTAACCGCGTTTTGTGGATATCCACTCCACTCAGTTCCGAAATAATACGAACTGTCAATATCATTTTGGTATTCTCTAATATTTGGAATTAAATAATCCGCATTATTTCTTGCTCGTTCAATCCCTTTATCGTTTAAATTAAATCTAAAACGATAACATGCAGAAGTTGCAACGCCTTTATTTGCGTCATTTGTATATTCGTTTTCACCAAATTCATTAGTGATAACATAATCCATATTCATTTCCAATGGTAAAACAAACCCACCGTCATCAGGTACATCTTCGTCAATTGGAAGATATTCTAAATAAGGTTTACCTGTACCATCTTTCATTGGTAAAAATCTAATTGCTTCGATGTTTGCTGATTTTGTGACTAAATCACATTTTCTACCCATTTTAGCCGCGGGTGTGCAATTCTTATTAATTGCGTTTTTACCGTTATCACTATAAACGCCTCCGATTAAATATGCTGTAGGTTTTATATTAACTCCTTTATCCGATAAATCAAAATCAGTTCTTGTTATACCAATATCACATAACTCAACATTTCCCCAAAATGGATATACTTCAATACTTTTGTCAAATGAAACTATTTGTGGTAACGCACTTAAATCGTTAGATGCTTTAAATTTATATGAATTTTTAAATTTATCAACACCCATTCCCTGTCTAATAAAATCGTTAGGTCTTAACGAAAAACAACCAATATCAGATAAATCAACATCAACGTGAATTGTTTGGTTTCCTAACGGAACCCCCCAAATCATAAAATCACCTGAGTTATTTGTTTTCACGGTATATGAATAATAGTGCTCATAAACTTCCAAATATTCTTCCCTTGTTAAAATATCCCTCTGATCTGGAAACGTACCAGTCGCTTCTTGTCCGCTATGTTGTTGTCTTGATGGTAAAAGATTATACCTATAACCATTTTCATCTTTATCTGAAATCGACGTGAATGGATATAAAAGAGATATTACTGGATCATTCGCGTGAATGTCCTTTTGAGGCACAAAAATCGATACTCTCGCATTTGGTATACCCAAACCATTGTTTACTGATATCCTGCCGCAAACGACGCCGTAATCGGAACATAAAGATGTATAGACATCTTGTTGGCTGAATTTTAAAGACAAAATTTCGAGTAAATCGTAATCCTGCTTCAATTCAACTGTTACCAATTGATCTTCCCCAATATTTGTTGAAATTCTATGTGATTGCATCATTCTTATAATAAATAGAAACTAAGTGATTTTCTATTATTATAAAGAAAAAACATTTTAATATGTAGTCGTACCGAGAGATTTAGTTCTAACCATAATATCTACATTTGGAAATCTAATTTGGAATATTTGATTTGATTTCATGAATATTGTCATATCAGATTGTAAAATTTCCTTTGTGGTGTCATCTTTATAGGATTGTGCCACTTGGGAACTTGAATACTGCCCTCCAATTTTATTATAAACACGAATATCAATTACATTCACTACACCCGCAACGTTACCAATTGTTTTAGATAAATCCCCCACAAATAACGGATCACCCATTTTTCTTTTTTCGATTGCAAAGAAAGTTGTTGTTCCATCAATAACTGCTCTTATTATATCAGTTGGGTTTGTATTTTTATCAACGTGTAAGTCAATTTGTAGCGACAAGTCAATTACTTCTCCACTTTGAATATCAATATAATCATTTATCATTCTATATTCTGAAAGATAATTTAAAATATTGTTTTTTAATGTATTTGAAACCGTGTCGGTTAATTTACCATTCTGATCATAAGATAATATTTTAATTCTAACCTTATTATCTTCTTCCATAACATTAACTTTTGCAGGTGCGCCGTATGTTGATGGCATAGTTTCTACTAAAGATTTATAGTCATTTAATGTTACGGCTCTTTTTTGTGCCGAAAAATTATATGATACCATATTTCTTATTTCTTCGATAGTTGGTTGATCTGCTCCACCAACAGCAGGTGTTACGTTTGCTACTCTAAGCGATTCTATAACTTGCGAGTTGTAAGTTGTGTTTGGACCATTGACATTAAATTCAATGTTATCAACACTACTAATTACATTTACCCCTAAATTTGAATTTTTACCGCCACCAATTCTGTATTTTATAAACAAGGTGGTTCCCGCTTTTGGTACCGAACCTAATGACATATTGTTTAAGTATGTCGCTAAATTAACCTTTAAATCACCTGTCATGTAATTATCTAAATTAGCTAATGGATCAACAGTACCTGCACCAAATGTTACCGCAAAGTATCCTTCTGGTGTGATTTCAGAATAAAATTTATTATTAACATTTACATATGCGCCTGCTTTAAAATTATCCTTGTCCGATACTGCGGTTGGATCTGCCACGAAAACCTTATTTTGAATTAAGGAATCCACTTCATACCATTTGTTAGCAATTGACGCAAATTCTGAAGATGTTGGGTTGCTAGTAAAACTTGTACCATCTTTATGAATCACCGACACCACACCTAAAACGTTTTGTTCTGGTAAGTATAATTCAAGAAAAGGTCTTTGATCTAACTCAGTAATTACTCTTTTGTAAACTCGCGTGACGCCGTTTACCACGGGTTCTCTTTTAGTTATAGTGTATGATATCAAAGTGTTATTAGTATCGAAATTTGGTATTTTTAATCTATTTGGTTCACCCCTATCATTAAATGGATCTGAAAAATCGATATCGTTTATTGATTCAAATGTTTGTCCGCCACCTGAAATTTGTGCTCCTAAACGTAAAACTCCCAAATATCTTTCATCTTCTTTATCCCCTCTAACCGGTACGTTAATTGAAAAGTCAGCTAATGCAACTGAAGGTCTATTACCCGGTATTTTAATACCATATGTTTTAGCGATATGGAATAAAGATTGTCTTTGCTGAGCAAAATCTAACATTGTTTCTTGCCAAACTCTATCAATATGGAAATGAAGGTTATCCGCAACAGCGGCGTTTAAGTCCAACATTACTGAAAATATTGAAGCATCGTTGGTGTTTTTAATTAAATCGGGATAATATTCAGATGTTAAATTAACTAATTCTTGTCTTAAACCTGCAAAATCCCTTGTTGCGTATGATATTTTTTTACTCATTTTAAATGTTTAATATTATAAAATCTGATGTTGCGAAAGCGCCGTTATCTACGGTATAGCTTATTTTTACTACTGCAGTATATGGTTTAGTCGTACTATCACTTACCCTAAAAAGTCTTTCGTCTTCATTTTCTTGAAAACTTCTTGTTTGATCTGGATCGTCTTCTGCTGACATTACGTCAATTTTATTTATTTCTAAGTTTGGTATGTACTTTTTAACGACGTCTCTTATTTCTTCTTCAATTAAATTAAAAGTAACCGCGTCATTCTGATCGAATATAAATTGATATAGTCTTGTACCAAAATCAGGCAAAAAATAACGACTACCTTTTTTAGTTAATAAAAGATGTATAAGATTTGCTCTAATTTCTCTTTCAGGGGTAGCCGTCATTTTAACGAACTTACCCTCTAAACTGTCTCTAAATGGAAAATCTATTCCGTATGTTACTGCCATATTCTATAAATATAAACAATACGAAAATGGTTATGTATCTATTTTAAACAAAAAAGTCAGAACTTATGTCCTGACTTTCTATTTTTAGTTATTTAAATGTTCATTTAAAATACCAGAATATTTTGATTTGCTTGATAAACCTGTAATTCGATTAACCTCAACGCCATCTTTTATGATTATCACCGTGGGTACTGATCTTATTTCGTATTTTGTTGCTTCCTCAAATTCATCATCAACATCATATTCAGTAAACAATACATTTTCATATTGTGACTTAATTTCACTTAATATTGGAGCTAATGCTCTACAAGGTCCGCACCACGTCGCACCAAATTTTTTAAATTCTATCATTTTTGTTTTTTTTAATAAATATCCAATTTATGCTTCACAGCTCACACAATCAGGATTCATTGCTTGTTGTGCAATATCACCTCTTAATACTGATTCAGTTCTCATATAATACAAAGTCTTAACACCCTGCTTCCACGCTTCCAAGTGAACTTGATTAATCCACTTTGGATCGGCTATTGCGGGAAAGGCTAAATTTAATGAAACAGCTTGATCAATATATTGTTGTCTTATACCCGCTTGTCTAATTAAATCTAATTGGTTTATTTCTTTAAATGTTTTAAACACATCTCTAATTGGAACCATTTTGTGTTTATTTGTTTCTTCAACTTCTTTAACTTCAACTACTTTTGAGTCCACAAAACAATAATCATCTAAGAAATCTAAGCCTAATACTGAACCTCCGTCAGATAATATCTGATCCCAAACTTCTTTAGTGTTCTTACCTATCTTACGTAGCACCCTCTCTAATTCAGGATTTTTACGAATGAAAGTACCTTTTGATGTTTGTTCTGTGAATACATTTGCTGCCCATGGTTCAATACCACTACTTACGTTACCGCTTAATTTAGAGTTTGACACGGTAGGTGCTACCGCTCTTAAATGTGTATTTCTCATGCCGAAATCTTTACACCATAGTGGTTCTCCCAAATCTTTAGCCATGTCTCTACTCGCTCTTTCAGATTCAATCTTAATTTGAGAAAATATTTTACGAGTTTCAAATTGTGCGGGTAACCCCTCAAATGGAATTCCTTTTTGTTGTAAGTAAGTATGCCATCCCAATACTCCTAAACCTAATGCTCTACCTCTTTCAGCTGAACGAACTGCATTTTCAAATCCCCTCATATTCTTTGCTCTTTGAATAAATTCTTCTAATACACCATCCAAAAATTGAGTTGATGTATAAACTAAATCAGTATCTTTCCATTCGTCATATTTTGCTAAATTCAAAGAACTCAAACAACAAACAAATGAATGTTGTTCATCAGTATGTAAAACAATTTCAGAACAGATGTTAGTCATATGAACTTTTAATCCATTCTTCTTATACATCTCAGGATTTGCTTTGTTTACATTTCCCTTGAACATAATATATGGTTCTCCTGTTGCCTTTCTTTTTTGTAATAACTTTCCCCATTTTCTACGAGCTTCACTATCACCTTCTTCTAACTTCTTCATAAACTTATCACTAACTACAACACATTGATGTAAGTTAAGTGATTGACGATTAACATCACCTTTTGGTTCTCTAATCTCTAAGAAATCTTCAAAATCTTTATGTTCAATTTTAATGTTTACCGATGCTGCTCCTCTACGAACTGAACCTTGATTTGTAGCAAGGATAGTTGAATCATATATTTTACAAAAGGGAACTACCCCATCAGATGTACCATTTCCTGTGATTTTAGTACCTGCGGGTC